AACTCTACGTGAAGTGGGATGATATGCCAGCCACTTACTACGCATTTTTAATGTTTGTGATTACGCTGCACAGGCTTAAATCTGTGCGGCATATCACCCCTTACGCACTTAGTTAGATACTCATAGCTAATTGTTTCGTAGCCATGTCAAAACGCGCTTTAGCTGCATCAAAATAGTCTTTATCCAACTCACACCCCACAAAATCAACACCGAAGTAGTGGGCTGCTATGGCACTTGAGCCACTGCCTAAATGTGTGTCTAAAATGCGCTGTCCTTTTTTGGCGTAGTTCGTTAAAAGCCATTCGTACAAAGCAACGGGCTTTTGTGTCGGGTGTATTCGTGCTTCCTTATTTTTCATGTTTTCCTGCCGCATACCATGCCAAGTGTATTTGAACTTACGAACGGCAGACTTAAAACTTGACCAAGCCAACTCACAATCAGCAAAATCATTCATACCATTATCTTTATCCCAAACAAGCCAACAACTGCTATCAATTGGCAATCTACTTATAAAATGGTTTGCACCCCATATAATTTGATTTTTGCTTATTCTTAATAGTTCATCAAAATATGTTTTTTCAGGCGCGGAAACATCACCACCAGCAAAAGCCTTGTAATCTTTAGCAATGGCTAATTTGCAACGGCTTTTATTTCTGTCGCCATTTTCGCCTATGCCATACGGGACATCGACCACGGCTAAGTCGAAGTATTTATCAGGCACAGTAGCCATGTATTCCATGCAATCACAGTGCAATAATTCAATCATCGTATGCCTCGTTTCTAACTCTGCATGAAGTGGGATGATATGCCAGCCACTTATCGCGCATTGTTTTATATTCCTGATTACACCGCACAGGCTTAAACCAGTGCGGCATATCACCCCTTATGCTAATAGTTATACACCTATGGTTTTGGCTTTTTAATCAGCATTTCAGCCAACGCTGTAGCAAGTCTTTTAGCTATTTCTGCTCTAGTACATTGCTCGCACTTGTTTTCAGCTTGCACAAGTATTCCATGCCTGCATACCTGTGTTGTATTTGTTTTCATCGCATTAACCTCCATTCATCGCTAAAAGTGTACAACTCAGCAATTAAGTGCGAAAAGTACCCAGCCAACTATGGTGTAACTTTTCGTGCCTGTGCTTTCTGTGTTAATGTTTATGTCGGTAGGGTACTTTCGCCTTATTGCGTAGTTAGATGCTTATACGTTCGGCAAACATTCTTTATCGTAATTGCCTGCCACCCATGCGCGTATTAGCTCCTCCGCCTTTGCCACTGTTATTTCATCATCAGCCAATAATTGCAGCATTTCGTGCAAATTTTCAACGTGCAAATCCGCTTTAACGCAAGCATTGTATTCGGCATTAAGCACATCATCTGCGGCCTTTTTCCAAGCTCTAGCCCATTTTTCATTGTCGGCTTTCAACTGCTCAATCTGTGCAAGCAAACTTATCGTGTCCATAACGTCCTCTCAATTTTCACTACGCTTTCTAACTCTCGTTGTAGCGCGATAACCACCCAGTCGCCTATGCAGGTCTATTATCGTTGTGGTGCTTGCGCCTTATGCGTTGGTAGTTAGATGTTTTTACTTCAAGTAACGGTCATTTGTCTTTGCTGCTATTTGAATCGCGTAGTTCAAATCCGTAAGCAACTGAACAGCACAAGCCAAGTCAAAACCGTACTCTTGTCCTTGATGATTAACAATCACATGGTTAAACGCATCACTGTAGGCGCGATAACCATTTTCTTTAAAATACTTTGCGTGTTTTTGCCTTAACACACCTAACTCATTATTCAAGTCAGATACAACCCCAATCGGTTGTTGTGTTTCTTTCTCATTCATAGTCTCACCTTTTTATATTAAATCGTTGCGGGGTTGTACTGCTTAATAACCGTGTTAGACACTATGGTTTTATTGGTAGTAACCAGTCGTTATAAAATCCTTGTTTGCTAGTCCTGTAAACCGAAATTCATCTTTCAATGATTCGTCAATTACTAGGCTTTCGCCGTTTTCAGTCCAGTCAATATCACAAAACGGAATTAAATTTATTTCATTTAACCTATTTTGCAACTGCATGACTTCTTCTACGCTAACTTTTACCATCTCATTAACTCCTAATCCTGCCAAGTTCCATTCATTGCCGCATCAATAGCTTCACGCATCGTTTTATAAGTGTTGTACTCATAACTTGTAAGCCTTGTACAAGACCAACGCTTCTTACGAAAATTTAGACTAAAGTCCGTATTTTTCTCAAGCCAATTTAGTCGCATTTCATCGCTAGTCGTGTCTAACTCAGCAGTCAAGTGCGACAAGCACCCAGCAGATTGTGTAGTGTTCTCTGTCGTATATAATCCTCGCTAAAGAAACACCTCTTGCAACAACTCAGCAATCCCTTCACTGTCCTCAGCTAACTCGCCCTCTTTATCTTTAGCTAATGCACCGACTAAGGCGTTCAGTTTCTTCTTTGACAAACTAAACTTCTCACTAACAGCACTCACATCTTCACGGTAATTTTCAGCTTCATTAAGCATTGCGCGTTTGTGATGTACTAAGTTGTCTACGCTCTCTTTGAATACTTTTCGTGTTTCGCTGTTCTTTAGGATTGACTCTAATGCGGCCTTGTCTTTGGCAGCACTATTAGGGCGACCCACTACTTTAGTTTGTACATCAATTACAAAATCATTCATGGTTGTTATGCGCCTTTATAAAATCTTTATTGTACTTTAACTTATTAACAATCAACAAAAGACCTGCTAAATCTGCTGGAGATTTCTTTCTTGTCATCAAGAATAATGGACAGTCTGGTGGATTATGAATGCCAATTCCAAAGTCAGCTTGTACAAAATCATAACCATAGTCGTTCCATACCTTTGTTAAATCTCTTTCTTTTGTAACCCAACCGTATGGTTCGTTTATAATCACCACCTTCCCCGTTGTATCTTTTAACACTCTTAGATGGTCAAATAATGGAAAGTTATTTTGTTTTTTATCATTAAGGTGTTTATGTAGCAAACCCCAAATAACTTTACCGTCAAAATCTCTCATGCCTGTACACTTTTTTAGTATAAGAAATCTCTCATCACGGTTTATGCAAAATGCGTTACTCATTAACATTACCCTCGTCTGTTAGGTTATTCTCATCTACAAACTTTTGCAATTCATCTGTCATTAGTTGGTAATACAAATTTCCAGCTATATACCCTGCCTCACCATTCTGATTTACGATGTCAAGCAAATCCTCTAATAACTCTTGACCTTTCTGAATAGTAGCTTCATCAAACTGCTTACTTAAAGCTTCTAAAAACTCTTCCATTACTTTCTCCTGCCAACCACTACGAGCCAACCAAAGAATAATGTAGGCAATACCACCCACTCAAAATCCTTCACTGGAATACCAAACCCAAAATGAATTGGAAATAATACTAACATAATGTGGCACAAGCAACCAACTAAGAACAAGCTTGGTGTTGAAACCTTTTTAGGTGTGCCTGGTTTTGAAGCATCTTCTTTGAATATTAAACCTACAGGTTTGTTTGTTTGAAATTCTAACATAATTCCTCTCTTGAGTAGTTGGGCTGTTGTTAGCAGCCCGTTTGTATTTAATTAAAAATTAAATTAAAATGGAAGGTCATCATCATCTAAGTCGTCTGCCAAATTACCTGTTGGCGCGGCAGTAGACTTAACTTCCTCATCCTTCTTAGCACTACTTGTACTATTGGTATTGTTACCATACCCCGCTTCAATCAAAGCTTTAATGTCACTTGTCTCGTAATTATTAGCACGTTTAATCGTGTTCTTAACACAAGCTCGCAACTGTTTAACAGCTTCGGGGTCGTTGTTACCAACTAGGTTTGTACCGTGTAACAAGGTTTCACTGAATACAGGGGGTGTAATACCTTCTGGAATCATACCACTGAGTTGAATGTCCTCAGTGTAATACTTCTTACCGTTTTTACCCTCTTTCATGTACACTTGAAACTGAAATTGAGCAACCTTACCAACTAATTCACCAATACGATTCTTAGTGAAATAGCCTCTAATGTCCAACAATTCACAAGCAGCAGCTAACTTATGAATACCGTTGTTCTTAGCAAAACTCCATGTGCCATCATCATATTTCTTTTCGACAATACTATAAGGGCGACCAACTACTCGTGTACCGTCTGATAAGCTAAACTCGCCATTCAACAGTAAACGTAATGGCTTTGGATTCTCTTTACCAAAGAACTGTCCTTTATCAATTACAATCTGTGGAAAATCTACAGCAATTGCAATTTGTTGAACAGGTTTCTGTGGGTAACAGAAATGCTCTTTACCGTCAATTTCTTTGAAGTAGCTACCAGCGCGTGTTGAAATAATCTTACGCTTAGATTCATCGCTGCCGTCATAGTCCTTGTTGCGTGACTTCCAATCTTTATCAGAACAATCAATCTCAGCATCGTCACGATTTTGGTTTCCCAAGTCATAGATGCCACTGATTACGGCAGGAAGGGAACGCTTCTTGTTCTGTGTACCTGCTACCTCTACTACATGGGCATTCATAGCTGCCCAATCAATAACACGTTCGTTGTCGCTACCATTGGTTGTAGCGTTGGATGTAACATTTAATGTAAAGCTCATAGTGAGTCCTCTGTTGTTTCTTTATTTGTGTCACAATGCCGTTGTATAAGGGCTGGTAGTTATCCAACTGCTTATGTTCATCAAGTTTAACACAGTTTTAGTTTGTGTCAAACATTTATTTGATTATTTTACTAAGCAATTACACCTTAGCGTATCTCTGAATGAATCCCTTAATACTCATATATGTAACAATACCATCATCATCTTTGAATATCACACAATGTGTAGCACTTAATACAGCTATCACTGTATAATTAATCCCTTTATCAACATCTGCAAAGACAGCATCAGGCTTCACTTCCCATAACACTCTCACCTTCTCCCACAAAGCCTTAGTAGCATCAGTCCCTAAAGCTTTCATGGTATGTCCGTAGTGCCTATCTGTCTTGTCTAACTCAAAAGTGTACTCAACGTGTTGCTGTACAGCTAATCTAATGCTTAGACCAAAACAAGGCCACCTGTCAATAATTTCCTCCGTAAAGAAGGTGATTAACTTTTCATCTGTACTACCGCAATGCTTCTCTACTGCTGCTTCCCATAATAGGTAACGTAGGTTCATGGTTTGTTTCCTCTGTTTGTATGTTTGGTATTATGATTGAATATGTTGGTTGTGTCAACTGTTTTAGTGACATGTTGCCCAACTATCCCCATAAATAAACTCAACACCTAAAGGAATATTAAGTTTAAGTTTTGCTGTTGTCTCATCTACCGCTTCTAATAGTAAGTCAGATATAACACTCTTACCAACGAAATATTTATCGCCAATATGTCCTACCTCGCTCCAATTATCAGTGCTAGACTTCTTAAAGGCAATAGCTTCATCTTCTTCTTTAAAGATTTTCCAATCGACTAAGCTCTTAGTCACCTCCATCTGCGCCTCGTCGTGCATCGCAACTAATTGATTTATATAGGTTTTATTCTTCCAATCATCTCTAAAGAAGTCAACTGTTAAGCCTTTAGCTGCTAACTTTCTATCGTGTAGCACCATCGTCCATTTAGCACATATAACACCAGCACTCTGTAACAAGCTGTTCACTAGGGCAGAAGCAGAGCGTGTAGGTACTTTCCTTCCATCAATACCAAGCACAAACTTCTTGCCCCCTATTGTTTCCCAATACTTTTTAAGACTTTCACCTAATTGACGTAATGGGTCGGCTGCTAACCAAAAGGCATCATACACTTGCTTACCTGTCTCAAAATCAGAGCCAATAGTCTTAGCTACGCGCATTGGGCGGCCACCGTAGGTACAATTACCTGTAATAGTAATTAATCCGTTCTGCTGAATAACAAAAGTATCTAGCCCTGTAGTAAGACAGAAAACATCCGTCTCTCTTTTAGATAACACTTTAAACTCTTGAGTTGTAGTATGCTTTCTTCTGTTTTGCATTCTGATAGTCTTTACCCTTTTATTGCCTCTAATAGTAACATTACCACCGAGAAGATAACAAGCTACAGAAATAGCATCACAAATATTCCCTTCGTTCTGACGGATAGTTTTATAAGTGTTATTGAAGTTCCCCTTAGAGTCGCCATCTGCTAACCAAAAATGATGAACAAAAGCTTCTAAAGATTCTTTACTTAATTTAACAACCCATTCAGTCCAGTTAACATTATGTTTTTGAAGTCTGCTACCTACAACTCTGTCTAGGAAGTCTCTAATCCATTTAGACTTTAATCTATAAGCATTGATTGTATTCTCGTTCATGGTTTGTTTTAAATCCACCACAAACTCCGCGTTATTAGCTGCCAAGACTTCCTCTACTTCTTTTTGGTAAGTGTGGGAAGCTTGATAGATACCTGCAATAATACCTTTTCTAGCTCCGCCACTACACGAAGTAGTTTCAGAAAGTTCAGACCATTTATAATGTCCGTCTGCAATTAGCCAAGCAATCAAAGCGGCCTCGTGTGGTTTAACATTACTTTCCCCACCTACAAATTCTGCTGTGTTAGTAATGGTTAAGGTTTGCTTTAAATCTTTAGTCTGCCATACACAATCCTCATAAACTTTAGTGCAGGTTTTTCCTTTTCCATATTGCTTTAATACTTGTCCATACCACCGATGGTCTGGCGTGCTTTCAAGTTTAGTCAAAGCATTACCCATTTCTATAACTTCCGCATCTTGATAGAAGTGGGTAGCTGTTACCTTAGTCCACTTAGTAACCTTCTCCTTAGCATCATATCCAAGCACCATATCACCTTGCACAATTTCTGTTCCATCCTTCCACCCAAAAGGCGTAAGAACTTTCGTATTATCGGTTGGCAAGCAACAATACTTAACATTTTTGGCGGGTGTTCTTTTAAATTCCTTGCCCAATATCTCAGAAATCTTTTTCGCTGTAAGTGTATGCACATCGAAAGGCTTCTCTAATACCAAACTATTACAATACTCTTTTGTCTCATCATATTTCCAGCAATAATGACTTTCCATCCTTCCCTCAAGACTAGAGAAGTCATAGCCAAATTGAGCATACTTCTTTCTCTCTACGCCAAACATAGCCCTCATATTCTTGCCGTACATTGATGTTGTACGAGGAATATTGGTCACAATTCGGTGTTTGAACCTTGAGGTGTTACAGCCACAAGTATCAGCAGGTGTGGGTATTCTGCCATCTGCACGAATATTAGCTAAATAACCTTTCTCCATTTCAATGTCATCTTCATCAATACCAACGCCACCACCTAGAATTGAGTTTCTACGATGACGATAAGTAAGGAACTCAACCACTTTATAAACGTGTGGGAATATCTCAGACATTTCCTCTAGTTTAGGGCATAGCTCTTTATCCTGTCCTACTGTAAAAGTTGGATTGGTATACACTTTCATTGGGCGTTCTAAATCGTGGCCTAACAACTTTGATAACACTTGCTCATCTTTACACTTCATGCTCAATGTTAAATGAAACATTCTATCGCGTTTAAATGGTGACTCCATTGTTTGCGTCATGTAGCGTTCAACAGCATCTTTGTACTTTTCTTTAGTAAGCTTTTTCTTTTTAGAATCTACAGTTAAATCCCTCTCTTTGTATACTGTAGGCCACCAACCTAAGTCTACTAGCCAGCCTTTAATGTGCGTAGTATCTTCAATGCTTGCGGCCTCATGTTTAATTAGTGGCTCTAGTGGCATAGGAAGTTGATAATCTTGTCCACCCCATTTAAAAACCTTATCCTCAATCTCAGCACCCATCTTTTCGGCAAACTTAATCATGTTAGCAGAAATTGTACCGTCTTTTTTAAACTGTATCTTTGGTGGTGTAGTCTCAGATGCTCTTGCCATTGATAGCTTACATGGTGGTAGTAACGGCTCAACTATCTCTCTAGCTTGCTGCATAAGAATATCAAGCTCACGGACATTCTCTTTAGCTTTTTCAACATCAAAGTAGAACCCCCTGTGGGATTGTCTAGTAACAATATCCCGTACAGCCATCTCTAGTTCAAAAGCAGGTTGCCAATTCCATGTACCCCATTCTTTCATTAATACATCGTACACTTTATGGTTCACTTCAACGTCTTGGCGGTTATACTCAAGCATTGCAGGGTGATACACTTTAAACTCTTCACCTTTTGGTGCATGACTATCAATCAGTCCTAGCTCTATAGCTTTTCCACGCCAATCAATTTTATCAACACCTGCAAGCTTGCCTAAGTAATCTAAACTGTGGAACATACGGTCTGGGTTCAGAGTTTTTGAAAGTACGAGTGTGTCTATTATGGCGCAAGGACGACCACAAATAGTGTCAGGATAAACTGTATAGTCAAAGTCAAAACCCAGCTTCAAAGCTAACAAATCATAGTCAACAATGTTATGACCAATCAATGTTGTAGCATTAGTTTTAATGTACTCAACGCCCTCTTTAAAGGTATCGGGGTCGTACTCTAATACTTCACCTGTATCAATGTTCTTGATGACAAGGCAATGAAACTTGTAGTGGTCTTTTAGAACGTAAGGAGAAGCCGTGTAGTCTATTGTTTCATCGTTTAATAGACCACTGGCTTCAATGTCGAATACTAACTTCATTTTCTTTCTCCCAAATAAATAATGGCAAAGCATAACACCTCACCCTTAGATTTACAACCTACTAAACGGTACAAATTCATGCTCTTTAAACTTATCGTTCCACTTACACCGTTCATTATAAACAGCGTAGTAGTCACAATCTAAATACTCATCGTCTGTATCGTTTATCCAACCTCGTCCCCACTTCACTTTGCTGTCTAGCTCATTGTCAAACCAACGAGCATTAACGTAGTGAATTGGTAATGTGGTTAGGTTGTCAGTAGATAGTAGTGATGCTACTAGGCTTCGTGTCCAACCACTTGAACGATAGAAGCGGTAGCAAAGGGATGCTTCTGTTATTTTCATTGGTGTGTCTCCTAGTCGGTGATTTCAACTGTGTAGTTTAGTAAAGCTTGGTAGGCTCTTGGGTCTAAGTGGTGTTTGTACTTTTCTGCTACTTGTCTTATAACAGACTCCTTATAAGATTTGTATGCTTGGAAAGCTTCTTGAACAGAAGAGTACCTTCCAATAGTCTTAGCTGTTCCGCTCCCGTTATTACAAGTAGCTTTGTACTTTGATGTTACTTTATCCCAAGACACACCAACAGGCAAATCACCACGAGAAGCATTGCGCTTAATAAGCAACAGGTTTACTCTGTGTGGTACAAATATACAAACATCTTCCGAATAAAGTTTGTTACCTTTAACCAAGATGTCTTTATCAAGACACCAACTTTTTCCTTCTTCATCTATACTACCAAAACCTACCTGCTTATTACACCACTCGTAGAAATAACTGTAAGATTTAAAGTTTTCAGAGCAAGCAACACCATTGTAGGTAGGAAACTTTCTCCAATATTTGCTACTACATCTCTCAAGCATACAACACCACGAATGATACTGCTTGAATCTTTTAACACCATCGTAAGAGGGGTATGCCCACTCATTTACCCCAATACCGCAAACTTTCTTAGTTGAAACCCTCATTTAAAACTCCAAATTATCGCTTGCATCGTGTAATCTACCATCCTCTTTTTGTTTGAGGACATCACACACACCCAAATCGCCCCATTCACGATTTTTCAATATCTTTAAACGGATGCGACCTCGCGTACCGTCAGGCATCACTTCATTCTCTACCGCAATAACATTGAAAGCTAATTGTTCTAAACCGCCACTACCTCGCAAGTAACCTAAGTTAATTTCTCTCCAATAAGGTTCAGGTGCATCCTCGTTAGCTGTCTTTTTCTTTGGCACATCATCTACACGTTTTAAGTGACTTACACCGTGAATGTGACAATCATTACTACTAACAAATGCTGCTAACTCAGTTAGTAAGATGTCAATATCCTTACGTTCGTTCGTAGTAGCTAAACCGCTTACAACCATGCTGAGATGGTCGATGATAATATGTTTACAGCCGCAAATATGGTGAAGGTATTTCACCTGATTCATAATCCTATCAGTTTGCATAGAGCCAAAGTGATTTAAGAAAAATGAACGCCCATTAGCCAACACCTTCAACCGTGCAGCTTCAATCTGCTCTCTTGTTGCATAACGCAAAGCATCTTTTCTAAACTCGTTCAGAGGCACACCAAGTTCTAAAGCAAGCATAGATTGTTGTGTTTTAATCGCCTTCTCTTCTA